ATAATTATTGGGAATTTTTGATGGCTTCCATTAAATTTGTTTCCATAAACGGCCCCTGCCGTTTACCAATCAGTTTGTAGAGTGAATGACATGATCAAGTTATAGTTAATTACCATGAAACTCACAACATAAATGTGGAACTTTTATATTGTGAGTTTTTGGGTAATTAAGAGTACTTGATTTCTAAATTCACACGAAACGACTGATTAAATTTACGGCCATATCTATAATTATTTATTGGCTTTCACTAAATTTGTTCCCATAAATGACGGGGGTCGTTTACAAATCAGTTTGAAGAGTGAATAATAGGGTCAGGAAGTAGTCAATTATCATGATATTCACAACGTAAATATAAAATATTTACATTGTGAGTTTTTTGGGTAATTAATAACATTTTGATTTCTAAATTCACTTGAAATGATTGATAAATTTTATGGTCATATATATTTATCTATTGAGATTTTTTAGTTGGCTCCTACTAAATTTGCCCCGTAGATAATAGTGACCGTTAACAAATCAGTTTGTAAAGTGAATGACGTGACCAAGATGTAGTCAATTACCTTGAAACTCACAATATAAATGTGGAACATTCGTTTTTGTGAGTTTTTAAGGTAATTAATAGATACTTGATTTTCAAATTCACAATAAATAACTGATAAATTACGTAGTTATACGACCATATCTTATTTTCTGTAGATAGTAAATTAATGGTCAGACATAATTATTTTATCTAATATTGCCCATTAAAATTATATCTTATTATTTATGCTGTTTATACATTACGTATTATTTGTATTTGTTACTATTTGTGTCTGTACTATCTGTACCATCCGGGCTATCATGGCCAACAATTGTAATTTTGTACGGAAGCCCAAGTTCATGTTAATCCGGGTTCTGTTAATGATATCCATGAACCGGAGGCGTAGAGATTCTATGGACTGTGAGGACCCTAACTGTAGAGATTCTGCCAACTCTTCTGCAGATAATGTCATGAGCAGATAGTTCAAGGAGATGATTATATCCTGATAATGGTAACCCTGCGCCCGCAAATGGTCCACCTTTTGGACAACTTTTTTCATATCTCCTTGAACAATCAGGGGGAATATATTGCGCATCTCCATCGGATCGGGTATCCGACAAATTTGGAGTACACAGGTTTTGTTAATCTTACCATAGGCAAAGGCCGTTACCTGTAGAATATTAATAGCCTTGCGCAGGTCTCCGTCGGCCAGATATGATATCAGATTGGCACCCATTTCGTGACAAATGATCTTCTCATGTTTACATATATGACGGAGCCGTGCAACGATCTGATCCCGCGTAAGCATAGGGAATCTGATTATCTGACAAAGGCTCTGTATGTCCTCAATAATCCGCGAGGATTCGTTACACGTAAAAATGAAACTACATCTTCTGCCAAATGTTCGGATCATCCGTGAAATATCCATCTGACATTTCGGGGTCAAATTATCCGCCTCATCGAAGACGATGATTTTGGACCCTGGTAGGTTACGTTTGCAAAATGGGGGTATAATATTGACGATCATTTTAGTGCTCCGGTCTTCGGCCGCGTTTAGTTCTAAATAGGCATTCGAAAAATTATTCTTCAGAATGCTGGCCGCTAGGGAACGTGCACAACTACTCTTCCCGACACCCGATGGTCCGGTGATGATCAGATGGAATTGTGCTTTTTGTACAAAAACTTGCAGTTGATGTTTTAACCGGTCATCCAATACTAGGTCCTCGAGCTTTGAGGGTCGGTATTTTTCGATCCAAGGAATGCTATTTTCCATATCCTCCAGATCTATATGATTAACCTTTAATATTGAAAATCAATTTTCTTCACTATGAATAAATCATGGACTGATATATGTCCAAACTAATCAGCTGCAACATACATGGGGCTATCCGTGTGAGCGCCCTGGCGCTCCGCATCATCGATACGTTCGAGTTCCAAAGATTACGTGACATCAAACAGCTGGGCCTCTGCTATCTGGTCTATCCTACGGCGGTCCATACTCGTTTTGAACATTCATTAGGCGTCTATCATCTGGCCGGCAAGATGCTCGACATTCTGCTCCAAAAATATCCCGTCCAGGAGTACGAAATCCCTGGTCTGGGGCGCCGATGGTTGACCCCCAAGCTGGCAGAGTACATTAAGATAGCCGGCCTCTGCCATGATATTGGCCATGGACCATTTAGCCATATATTCGACCATCTGGTGTCAGGGGTCGACCATCCTAACCGGAGGCATGAGGTCCGTTCCTGTCTGATCCTGGAAAAAATCTGTCGTAGGATTGGTATCAAACAAAAGTATATAGACTTCATGAAATCGATCATCCATCCGGGCCCGGAGCATGTAGGGGCCCTCTACCAGATAGTCTCCAATAATCTCAACAATATTGATGTCGACAAATTCGACTATATCATACGTGACGCCCTCAATCTAGGACAGAATGTCTCTTTTGACCCAAACCGCCTCATCAATGAGATCATTATTGATATCAAGGGTAATATTGCCTTCCCAAAACATTCTAGTATTAATGTCTATGAACTTTTTCATAGCAGATATCTCCTGCACAAAAAAGCATACCATCACAAAACGGTTAAAATTCTGGAAATCATGGTCCAGGATATTTTTAGAATGATGGACCCCATACTACATATTTCCAACTCCATCCTTGATATGGAGGAATTCTGCCGTTATACGGATCATAGTATTTTTTCCCAACTTATATTACCCGAACATCCATTATCCCTGACCGGCGCAGCCCGCATTTATGAACGTATACATTTGCGTCATTTTTATAAACTGTTGGCACAAGATGACTCTCTAGAACGTTTGCAGGAATATCAGAAAAGCATCCAAAATGTTTTTAAAGTTCCGCCGGACCAATTGACCATAACTATTTGTGAGATTGGCTTTGTCAATCCTGACAAACCAGACCCTTTTGAGAATACATATTTTTATGATAAAAAGGAGGATGGACATACTTTTGTACTCCAGAAAAAGTATTATTCCAATCTAATCGGCAGGTCATCCGAAACTTTTTACCTGCTCCTACTCAAAGATGAACAATTCGAACAGATAGTCCCTTTTATGCGGGACTATCTTAAAAAGTTGAAAATTTAATATTATTCTTCAAATCTGGACAGATAGTTCCATACCTATGGAACCTATAGAACGTCGGTGGTGTCGGACCTGTGAACGTTATCGGAAAGTAGAACGTTTCACAAAATATTCGGCCATCTGTTGTACCTGTGAGGCGGCTTTCCGATCCATGTCCAAACCATTATACCTTATATGTGATATCTGCCACCAAAAAAAATTAAGTGTCCAATTTTATTATTTGGTACGCCTTGGTCCAGAAAAATATCGGAACGTTGTTTGTCGTGCCTGCAAAAAAAAGCATAAGGAAGTCTATATTTATTGTAAACGGATGGCCGATCGCTACCGGGCCTACAAAAACCATTATTATCGACATTCATCACTCTATCAATCAGTGGGTGCATATGACCTTTATCGTATCTATCTGGAACAGGAGGGACGCTGTGCCCTTTCGGGAAAGTCCCTCACCTGCTATCTGGCCAATAATAATACAATCTTTAAATGTTATCCTGATAATATGATACTGCAGGTAAAATCCCCAGAGATCGGATTTACACCCGAAAATATCCAGCTGATCTGTGCCTCCATGGTCCATAATGTAAGGGGACCAACGTATCCAACCCCGGGCACACGCGCTGTCCATCATAATAGACCGTCAAATAATCCTCTGATGGATGCCTTGGAAAACCCACCCCATGATTTCCCCTATGGTTTTGACCAATATATTGTCCAGATTCTGGAGAATCAGAGCTGAACGAGAATCGTTAAAATTTGAAAACCTGAAATCCATTTAATCTTTTATATAATAAAAGGTTAAATGGGTATCCGAGGATTATTTTCCCTTATCAAAAGGATGGCCCCTAACGCTGTCCGTGAACGTCGTTTTTCTGAATACAAAGGTATTAAAATCGCTGTGGATGCCAGCCTGCTCATCCATCAGACAGTGATCGCCCTAAGGTCCGCGGGACGGGAGCTGACCAACCTAGAAGGTGACCTGACAAGCCACCTACAGGGGATACTTTACAAAACTATTAGATTTCTCGAAAATGGTATTATACCCGTCTACGTCTTTGACGGACGTCCCCCGCGCATTAAAATGTCCACCCTACAAAAACGTGCCCTAGAACATCAATCACAGGACCGTGAGGACCGTGAGGACCGTGAGGGCTGTGAGGGCCATCAGAACCGTCGGGGTCGTCAGAGAAGTCAGAGTCGTCAAAATCGTCGCCATTATGTTCTGACACGACAGGATGTTCATGAGGCCCAAAAACTATTAGAACTACTAGGGGTACCCTACCTGATGGCCCCGGGGGAGGCCGATGTACTCTGTGCCTGGATGGCCTCCAGATATGATTCTTTCGATCATCCCTATGTTAAAGGTGTTTGTTCGGACGACTCGGACATGCTCGTTTTCGGGGCGCATAAACTTTATAAAGGTATGCTCAGCGGAATGAACAAAAATGGGATCGTTCAGGAGATCAGCCTTCATAGGATCCTGATAGAATTGAACCTGACCCAGAATGAATTTATCGATATGTGTGTACTTATGGGGAGTGACTACTGCAAGAATCCCACAGGTATCGGACCGTTTACCGCCTATAAATTAGTACAAAAATATCGTAACCTTGACCGGATTATCCGTTCGAAACATATTGATGACGAAACTGCCCAGTGCCTCCGTGAGGCTAGTCTTCATTATAAGACTGCACTCCAAAGCTTGGACCGTGATCCTAATTTTTTTGTAGACCCCCAAAGATTAAGGATGGGTCCTCCAGACATGGAAGGACTCATTAAGTTTTTTTGTGAAAAGCATCATTTTGAACAGAATCGAATAGTTAAGGCTCTGGACCGGCTTCAGAAGACTTTAGGTCGTGTTGTATCCGTAAAATAACGGATCCAATCATCAGTTATGGGATTCTGGAAGGCCTGAAAAGAAAGCTGTTGGATGTTTAGTTTACGTACCAAAGTGTCATATTCGTCCATAATTTCTATGCCCAGGGAGACAGGATATTTATCCTTAGGACAAACCGGTACCTCTAATTTCTTGGATGGTTCGAGGAGCACCCAATAGATACTTCCCGAAACAGCAGTGGGATAAAGATAACTTTTCCGGAAAAAATGTGAACTATAATAAACCCATTCGATATCTATCTGTGACCGAAGTGTCTCCAATCTGATGGCCCAGGATCCTCCATTTGCGATGTCCCAAAGTCCCCCTGTCCCGAACCGAAAATTAATCCCTTTTTGGGTTAATTTGTTGGTCATTGTAGGTAGATCGCGTTTTCCAAAGTATTTTGGATAAACGTGCAATAAGATTTCAAGGATTTCGGGCAGGTCGCTTGAAACCTGGAATATTTTAAAAATACGCAAGATTTCCCAGACCTCTAGGACGCGCAGGTCGGTGGTTTGTACCCCTAACCTTTCGAAAATATCATGTACATCCACTTTACGATGGGGAAAAATACTATATCCAGCCCTTAAAAGCTGGGGTGATGGATATAGATCACAGACTAGATGCCAT